GGAAATAATAGACCATGCCGGATTAATGGGTATGGATGCGAGGCAAAGGGAAAACTATATTAGGGCGACTATAACAAGAGAATTAGCTTCACTGCTAACTGCGCCGGGAGTCATGGACCTACGGAAAGAGGTAGACTTAGATAGATTCGCTGAAAGAATAACGGGTTCGGTGTATGTGTTTAACGAAGAACAGATGCGAAGTTTCATACGTGATATAGAAGACGCAGTTAAGGAGAACATGGCTCAATGATTTACGTAGCGTCCAAAACCAAACACGCCGCTATGTGGCGGCAGTATAAAGCCGCTGGACTACCTATTATTTCCACATGGATATATGAAGCGGAACTGGGCGAGACAACTTCATTCGGGGATTTATGGTGTAGATGTATTAATGAGGCTAGTGACGCGCTATGTCTACTAGCCTATGCGGAAGATGGTGATGTACTTAAAGGAGCGTTCGTAGAGATAGGTGCAGCGCTAGCATCTGGCAAAAACGTATTGGTAGTGGGGCTTGATCCTGCGTTATCGGTGCTACATCATCCATTAGTGTCTGTGCATCCTACTTTAGACGAAGCCGTAATGAAAGCAATGGAGATAATAAGAAGCGAATGTTAGTCATGTCTCATACCACAGGCGATGCTATTTACATCGGCGATGACATTAAAATTGAAGTCGTGGAATGTAAGGGTGGCCGAGTGAAGATCGGATACACCGCCCCAAAGGAAGTTAAAATTCTACGGGATAAAGTTAGGGAGAGGGACGAACGGGAGATAGTCAGTGACCGTATTTAAGACTATTGAAGAGTGTTCAGTGGAGTTAATCTCGCATACTTCCAAAGTTACCCATTACGCGTACGGGCATAGCCTAACCGCTATGGACAATTTTCCGGCGCGGGCCGCGAGAGTTAGTTTCGCTAATGACCGCTCGGAACACACAGAAGAACAAGACGCCAAGTTAATTAATTATCTGGCGGATCATGACCACTTGACTCCGTTTGAATATCAACATGCCACGGTAATGATTGAATGTCCGCTGTTTATTCGTAGCCAGATTCATCGGCATCGTACGTTCAGCTATAATGAAATTTCGCGGCGGTACACCAGCGAAGAACTTGAGTTCTGGATGCCTAGTACATGGCGAGTGCAGGCTACAGACAATAAACAGGCGAGTGCGGGCGATATAGATGAGTTTAATAGTGGTCGCTGCCATGAGGCCCATGAATGGTTGGTACGCACCGCCGTGCAGACGTATAAGGCTATGATAGCCGAAGGGGTGGCCCGCGAACAAGCGCGAGCAATACTCCCGCAAAGTTTACTGACCCGATTCTATATGGGCGGTAATCTCCGTAACTGGGCGCATTTTCTTAAGTTACGAGAAGATGGGCACGCGCAATATGAAGTACGGGTAATAGCCGGTAAAATACATACCATTCTTGCGGACTTATGGCCCGCATCACTAGAGGCGTTAATGAAATGAGCAACGTGGAATCTCCGAATCACTACACCGCAGGCTACATCGAAGTGATCTACGCTATCCATGACGTACTTGGCCGCGAAGGTTTCAAGGCGTTCTGTATGGGTAACTATATCAAGTACAACGCTCGCGCTAACCACAAGGGGCTGAAAGCAGAAGACCTTGCCAAAGCCGACCAGTACCTAGAGTGGGCGACCAATGGCCTACCCCATCCGGTTAACGGGCGTGTGCCGCGTGCGCTACCGGAAGACCCATACAAGAGAATTGCCGAGGCGATGGCTATGGGGGGTGCGGCGGAAGTCGGGAACGCGGTCCATGAGGCCGTAGAGCGTGCCGTGAAATCATCCCCGGAACTGGCCGCAGGGTATGGCGAAGCCCCGGCAGGATACGAGCATGCAGTCGTTCAGAACGACACGCCGAATGCGGAAACCGTGGCTAATATCATAGAGCCGGTGTTGGTCGGTTTACTTGGCAAACCCGTTATGGATGGTATACGTCTACATGTGACCAAAAACCAACGTACGGATCACGTATGGTTTACCGCTCGCGTGTACGACCGTGAAGATAACGACGAAATTAGCCGCGCGGAAATTATGGCCGAAAGTATGATCGACGGTCCAGACGAAGCTGTGTGCAGTTTCGTGGGTGAATGTTTTGCCATAGATATACAACGCTACCTCTCTTAATCTACACAGGCCAAGGATGGCCTATTAAGGAGTGCATATGTTCGGACTACATAGACACAAGTGGGTTAATTTCTCGGCTTCCCAAATAGATGGGTACAAGTTCGGCATACACACTGAGACATACGTTGTACTTATTCAGCAATGCGAAGTATGCGGAAAGATACGCCGCCAGAAGGTCAATCTGTGAAAATTAAATACACCGAAGTTCATATATGGCAAGGTATAGCCGTGCTAGTGTTCTTCACGATAGCTATGGCTATGCTAGCTTTCAGTCTGGGCGTATCGCCGAAAATGTTTCAGATAGGCGGTATACCTTTAGGCGTAGGTATTGGACTACTATTAGGTAACTACGTAGGTATTAAATGAAGGCCATTGTATTAGACTTTGAAACTTTCTACGGTGACGGCTACAGCCTAAGCCTCAAAGACATAACCACAGAAAGTTATATCCGCGATCCGCGATTCAAAGTACACGGTGTAGGTATCAAGATTGACGGTGGCCCAAGTAAATGGGTTACAGCTCGTCTAGTTAAGCCAGTGCTTGACAGACTAGAGTTACATAAACATATGGTCATCGGACATAATCTACAATTCGATGGAAGTATATTAGGTTGGAAGTACGGAATATACCCTAAAGTTTATATGGACACGCTAGCGCTATCACGGTCGCTTGTGGGTCCGCACTCCACACGTCACGGCCTTAAGTACATAGCACAGCTATTGTGCGGCATGACGAAGATGGACGAGTTAGCTAAGTCGTACAATGTACGTGACTTAAGTCCTGCGTTAGAAGCGCGTATTGCAGATTACTGTGTAGGCCCACCACGTTGGGTGGAGAATGCAGAGGACCGGGACGGCGGACATTGGGAGGCTGGTGACACTGAATTGACGTGGGCAATATTTAAGGCGTTGATGCCACATTTCCCGCGTTCAGAAATACCGTCAATGGACTGGACAATACGAGCGTTCACCGATCCTAGGCTATTGTTAGATACCGATATGCTTAGTCAGTATATCGAAGAATTGAAGGTGCAAAAACAACAGACATTAGAGGATGCGGGGTTAACAACTCGCGAGATACTAATGTCTAATCCGAAATTTGCCGCAGCGTTGGAGAACTTAGGTGTCACTCCACCAACTAAAATCGCCAAATCGGGTAAAGTTACATTCGCCTTCGCTAAGACAGATGAAGGGCTTAAGAATTTACTTGAGCACCCGAACCCCAGTGTACAAGCGTTGGTTGCAGCGCGACTCGAACACAAAAGCACTATCGAAGAAACTCGCGCTACTCTGTATCATGCGGCAAGCCTCAGAGGATTATGGCCGGTTGGATACAACTACGCGGGTGCGCAAGTCACGCAGCGCTATTCTGGCAACAAAGGTGGTGGCGGTAATCCGCAGAATCTTAAGAGGGGCGGCACGCTAAGGCGTTGTATATACGCGCCAGAAGAGTTTGTGTTAGGCGTGGCCGACTTATCCCAGATCGAAGCGCGCATTACTCTGTGGCTGGGTATGCAAATCTCAGGGCCAGATGGTGAGGAAGCCAAAGCCCTAAAGGTTATGGAGCAGGGTGGGGATATCTATGGGTGGTTCGGTACAAGAATATACGGCAAGCCCATCAACAAGAAGGATACCCCAGCGGAACGGCAGGTTTCAAAGTCTGCAGTATTAGGACTAGGTTTTGGCATGGGGCCGGAACGGTTTATTGAATACTGCAAACAAAGTGGTATCCATGACATAACGCCAGAGTTTGCGGGATTTATAGTACAGCTTTATCGCGGCACGTTCACCGGAGTAAGGACATTTTGGAAGGAGTGCACAAAAGCGATTAACGGTTTAATGATGGGGGTGTACCCTACCTCGCTACCGATGAAGGGAGTTGCGCTGGTAACCACTTGCCTTGATCCCATATTTAGTCAACCTGCTATCAGACTCCCAAATGGGCTGTGCATTAAGTATCCGGGGCTAAATAAAAATGGCGATGGAGAAGTTACCTATTTAGATGGGGCCAAACTGGTTAAGCTTTTTGGCGGTAAAGTAACAGAAAACATCGTGCAAGCCGTCGCGGCGCTTGTAATGCGCGAACAAAAAACGGAACTGCATAAATACTACCCCGTTCAGATGACCACGCATGATGAATTAGTTTCGCTCGTTCCTGAACAAGACGCCGACATTACGGAATGGAACGAAAGTAAACAACGTATGGACGTGGCTAGTATAGGTCCATACACTAAACTTGTTACGGAGATAATGACACGGCCAGTCTCCTACCTACCGGGCTTGCCGTTGGGCATCGAGTCGGGTACTGGTATACGCTACGGAGATATAAAATGATTAAATACTTTCACCTACTATACGCACTGGCGTCCGAGGTTTTCAGTCTCCCTTTCATCGCGCTTGGCTGGCTGGCAGCAGAGGCATACATGGGCATTCGCGTGGGTTTTCGCGCCTGCATGATGTATAACGAAGGCACGTTGCTACAAAACATACGCAAAATTCTGGAGAAGTAACATGTCTGATGTAGAAAAGGCAATGAAGATCGCCCAACGTATCGGCGATGCGATTGTGAAAAAGTTTCCAAAACACACGTTATATGTAAGGCGTACTGACCTTGGTGATTCAGGGTTTATTGAACTGGCCTTACGCCCGGAGGGTGGAAGCTACAATCAAGAAATTTCGACGGCGTACAGTGATGAATACTTCGCCACTGTCGGTACATCCGAAGCCTTGCAAGAGAAGGCTAAGGCTATCCTTCGCGATTTCAAAGTACACTTTGGTCAGTTAGCGTAATGGAGCCAGAGGAATACACCAAGCGAGCGCACAAAGTTGCGTTCGCTATCTCTAGGAAATGCAACATAGAAGTAACGGTAAGACGTATTCCACTGACAAAGACCCTACTAGGGTTCGGGTTTGTGTGTGGTGCGTACTATACAGTGTTCGGGCAGAGCTTTCTGGACGGTAATCTGGCCACGTTCGCAACGCGTATAATGGAAGAGATTCAAGGTAAGCGGCACGCAATAGGTAAACACGGAAAAATTCATGGCAACTAAACCATTTAAAACTATTCCAGCAGGCACTAAGGTAACGTGGCACTATCGTAGTGCCATAGGGCACGGTACCGTAACTGGCGTGCACAAATTAGGTACTACAGCGGCAAATACCATGTACTCGGTACGCGAATCTGACCACCACGTTAGCGCTACAGGGTCCAAAGAGAAGTCCATCGTATTTCATTCAGGGGCTGCGCTGTCTCGCAGTAAGTAAGGATACTCATGGAAATAGCGAAGGTTATGTTAGCCGTAAAGGCTAAAGAATTCGAGAATCTAAACTACCCATTACTGGCATCGCCAAAGATTGACGGTGTGCGCGCGACAAATAAGAATGGTGTTTTGGTGTCCCGCACCATGACGTCTATACCCAA